GAAATCGTCCTTAGTGTCACCGGTTCGTTTCTGGGCGTGGTGTGCCAGGAAGAACAGGTGAGTCATACGGATTTCTTTCTCGAGGCGTGACATCGACATATCGAAATGTTGTTCGAATGCGACGATGTCGACGGCCTTGACCGTGACTGTCTTTTCTGTACCGTCAGCGTACTGGATGACCAACTCTAGTTTCATGTTGGTCAGTCTAACCTAAATTAGGCAGTAGCGCGTGTGATTCCTGCCGTGCCTGCCAGACCCCAAGTGGTGCTGAACGTTGCGAGGTCCCCCACGCTGGAAGCGTATGGCTGGTAGGACTCCACAAGGAACACACCTGTGTAGGAAGGGTTGCTGGAAGAAATCGAACCAGAGGTTGGCTTGATCACCACGGTGGCGTTCGCGCCAATCAGTGGGAAAAGAACCGAGTCGATTCCTGAGGCACCGAAATCTTGGTGCCAATCGATGGTGACTGATGCATCCTTCAGTCCACCGATGCGGTTGCGGTAATCAGATGAGAACGATGTCGTTTCAACAGCGTCGGCGGTGATGTCCAAGGTCACCGCGGCAATGTTGGACGAGTAGTCCTGACCATTCACGCTTATGGCATAGTCTGTAGCGACGAAACGGGCCACTTTGTTTCTCCTTAGTTGCTATATACGGTGACGATGAAGTCTGCTGAAAGCATCGCAACATCTCCACCTAATGATACCGTACCGATGTTTGTCATCGTCGATACGTTTACGTCGAAGGCGTTACCTCCGAGGGTCTTGTCTGACTCGATCGCGGTCTTGATGCCACCGGCACCGGTCGACGCGTAGGTGTTCAGTTTGTCTTGTGCTGACCGTTCGTCAGCGCGGGCCACCAACACTGATACACGGAACTGGTAGGTGACCAGACCGTTCTGGAATGCGTTGTCATAGTCGACGTTCTCCAGCATGACAATCGCCTGTGGAGGCATAGGGTTGTCTGGGATGGTGGACGCTGTTCTGAGTCCACTGATGGTTGCCAGGTTCGTCGCTAGGGCGTTCCTGATAGACGTGATGCTGGTCACGCCATCCTCACCTTCCTAAAGGGCATGACTAATTTCTCGACATCTGGGTCAACACGGCCCACGCGAAGGCTTCCAAGTTCATCGTAGGAAATTCCGAGGGGAGTATCTAGTCTTTTGAACAGGCGGCTGGCCTGGATGATGGTGGCCTGCCTGATCGCCGTGGGTACTGCAGACCAACCGAACACACCCACGACTTGCACGGTCGCCTCATGACTGTTCACGTTCTTGGGTGACCACAAGGGGAACAGGTAGGAACCGATGGCACGAATACGTGTGGCCGGATGTCCGATGAGTCCACCTGATATTCCGTTCAGTGGTTCCAGTTGGTAGTCGCCTGATGCTGACCAGGTGGTGTCAAACGATTCACCGGTCGATGATGTCTTCAGTGTGGTGACGCTGATGATGTCGTCTGTTTCTGTGTAGAACGTGTCTGTGGGGATGTACACCCGTGTTGCTGTTCCAGCGTTGTAGAACACGCGCTCACAGTAGCCGTCGATTTCACGCGACGCTGATTCGATTGAAAGTTCAATCAGCGCGTCATCGACGTTGTCTGTGATTCTAAATGCACCTTTAACGTCAGCGAGTGTGGCGTAGCCATTAGTAATTGCCATTGAAAGCCTCCAGGTTCTATTCTACCGGGGACGCGTCCCAGGCATTTGCGCGTCGACGCTCCAGTGACCACCCTCCAGGGCCGAAGTCCTCACGCGCCACCTTGTCGTCATAGTATCGACGGTTCGAACCATGAGTCCGATGATTCAACTCCATCAGACGCTGATCAGAATGAATCGTGGAACTGTTGTCGTGGTTCACCGGTATCGGTACCTTCCGAATCGGCACGTCATGGTGACTAGCACGCCTCATCATGTCCACGTCTTCCCCGTAGGCAGGGTAGATGGCCTCATCGAACAAACCCAGCCTTCTCAGCGCCTCATCACCGATAGCGAATGCCTGCCAAAAGGGGAACACCTCAGACAAAGTGATTTCGTCCCTACGCGCCTGTGAGAGTCGCTCAAGGGCACCTGGCTCAAACCAGCAATCGTTCGACGCAAACGTCCACACACTGTCATGCGGGAACAGTTTGATGCCGAGGTTCCATGACCCTGCCACGCCCAGGTTCGACGGCATAGACAACACGTGACTGTTCAACACAGGTTTAGGGAACGCCACCGTGTCCAGTTCACCACCGTTGTCGATGATGAGCATGTCGCGAACAGGGAAGTCGATGGAGTCCAACATGCGCTGGAGTAGGTCATACCGGTTCAGCACCGGCACAATCAGGTTAGGAAGCATCGTGGACCCCTTGGAACTTGTGGCCCTCGAGGTTGAAGTTGACGAACGGGTTTAGTGAGTACACCCTGGTCCCATACTTCTGACCCAACCATTTCTTCATCGCGATCAGGTGGTTGTCGTACAACTGCCATGGTGTGTGACCGGCAGGGTACCCCTCGACCCTGTGCATGTTGTCGATAGTGCCACAGTCAGCACCAACCAGAACAATGTTTCTGGCACCCATGTGTGCGGCCAGATGAATCGACCCGTGGATAGATGACGAACCGAACACCAACTCCCCATCCTTGTTGTGACGTGACGGGTCAAACGATGAGCCCATGGGTTCTCTGAAGGTCAACTCATTGATGACGACGTGCGCTGGAGGTGTGCGACCGAAACACCATTCGCCCTCACCGTATGACGATGTGCCTGGCCAGCGTGTGGAACACAAGTCATGGGTGACGGCCACCACCATGCCAGGGTCATTCAACGATTGTTTCACCGCTGGGTGATAGTGACTGAACAGGTAATACTCCCTCAGCGGGAAGTGTTGCGTGATCAGGTTCGTTGCGATGCACACCTTGTCATCGAAGAACGCGGGGTCCAGGAACTGGATGGATGCACCTGAGCCGAACACCCAGATGGTTTCACCCTCATGGATGTCAGCCAGTTGGGAAAGTTTCACCGTAGTACTCCATGAAGAACGGCAACCAGTAGGTGTCCCACACATGCTCCACCTCGAACTGTTTCGCGAATTCGATGTTGGCGTGACTGATACCACGTGGTTGTTCGTACACGGCCTCGAGGGCCTGAGCCATCGACGACAGTGTTGGTCGCATATAGAACGCCCCTTGCGGTTCGTCCCATAGCGGTTCGCCATCGCAAAGGAAGGAGTCTGGACCTGCCAGGTCAGGTGATGCCGTCCACGATGATGTGAGAAGACGGGCACCACACCCTTGTGATTCGATGCTGGTCACACCGAACCCTTCCCCGTAGGTGACGTTCATGACGGCGTCTGACGCGGTGTAGAACGCGGCCAGATGTTCTGCAGGGTATCCCACACGTAGCAGGGTCGAGTCAGGGAAGATGACCTCATTCTTGTCGAGGCCTATCGCGTCGAGTAGGCGTGGAATGTTGAACCCTCCGAACACGTTTGAGGGTTCCATGTGTAGGTACAGTCGCGCCTCATGATGCTTCTTCTTGAACAGGGAGTATGCGAACAACTGTTCGGATAGGGCCTTGCGATGGAGTATCCCATTTGATTTATTGGCCGCGACGATGCTGACCAAGAAATGCTCATCAGTGAGCCCCATGAACTCACGTGTCGGAACACCGTCGACCTTATATGTCGGGTTATATATCTTCGCGTCGAACGCGTGTGGGGCGTAGTGACAGTCGATGCCACGGTCCTCCATGATGCGCTTGCCGAAGGGTGACATGGCGACCGGTGTGACGTTGTCGCGTTGCAGGAACTCTTTCACCATCGGCGGGATAGTGATGTGGTCGAGTGGGACGTAGGCGATGATGGGGCCGTCATACTTCAGGTTCTTGTACACCCAAACGTCGTACAAGGTCATGATCGCGTGGTTGACCCCAGGGTTCTTGTCTTCCCAGTCTTTCGCCCAGGTCGCGATGACGTCGTCACTGTAGGGCCGGTACCCCTTGGGGTAGTGCATCACGTCACCGTGTTTGGTTCGTATCTTGTCGAACAGACCTTCCAGGCCGTAGTTGGATTGGACGGCGGTTTTCACACCGTGTCGCATTAGACGGTCGACCAAGTACTGGGCTTGGACTCCATACCCCGTACTAGTTCCAGGTGTGTTACTGATAAGGCTCAGTGCGGCGTTCGGAACTCTCTCATGTTTTGGCATGACGCCTAGCATACAGAAAACCCCCGCCAGTCACTGGGACTGACGAGGGTTTCCGTAGTGTCGAAAGGCTAGGCCATTTCGAGGTACTTGATGTGGCTGGCGTCAGTGACTGCCGCGCCCAGACGGTAGGTGAACCGGTAGGTGGTCACGTCCTGGTTGAAGGCGTAGTCCACAGAAGTGGCGACCTCCAAACCGGTGGTGGCAACCTTCACCTGGTCCCATGCTCCGAAGAACACAGGCTTGGTGCCGGTGGCGATGTTTGCGACGCTGGGGTTCTCATACACGGGGAATCCGAGGATGGTACCTGTGGCGTTGACTGCACCGTTGACACCGTTCGCTCCAACGATGGGTTCGAAGACATATGCTCCAGAACCATCCTTCAAGCGACGGATTGCACCGGCCGTGGAGGTGGACACCATGTAGGCGGCCGAACCGAGGCGACGAACTGCTCCATCGACCGAGAAGGCCAATTCGATGAGTTCGTCAGCGGTGATCGCGTTGGTGGTACCAGCGGTGATGCCGGAACCTGCAACAGCGACGACCGCGGCGTGGATGACGGCGTTGGCACGGGTGCCGATTGCGTTTCCAGCCTGGTCAGCGATGGTGCCCTCGATGTCAAATCCAGAGTCCATGAGCAGTTCGTTCGCAATCGAACTGAGGAACGCCTGCTTGGTGGGCTGGATGAGAAGGCTGGAGAACGTGGGCTGGCTTTCTGCAATAGCAGAACCAGCCGAGTACTCAGCCGCGGTGGAGTAAGCGGTCATCACAGGGATGCGCAAATCTGCACCGGAGGAACGCTGAATTACGTCAGCAACCTCGAGGTAGGGTCCGACAA